TACAGCGTGCGCACCTGCAGATCGTCACGGCGTACAAATGGGCCACCCTGAGCATTAACATAACCGGCCCAATCACCAGCATCAGCGGCATCATGCACAGCAGCAAACTCCACGCTCAGGCCATGCGCGGTTTCTGTATCAGCGAGGCGACGCAGCTCACGATAAACCGTCACCGGCGCACCGCCGATAAACTGAAACTGACGGATATGCCAGCGAGCCGCCCACGCAGAAACAGCGGGTGCAGTCTCTTTGAGTAACTCACCGCTTTCATCATCGATCTCGCCATCGAGCGCGTAGCCGTCGATATTTTTTGAAATGTATTTAGCGACATAGCCGGTCGCACTGCCTTTCTCAGGGTCGATCGCTTCGGCGTGAAAGCGTGCTTTTTTTGCTTTGTCGCTTTTCAGCTCATGACTATCCTCCTGCCACGCGTAATCACGAATGACGCGGCGAACACGTTCGACATCCTCCGGCAACATAAACATAAGCATGTGCCAGTGAGGGGTTGCGTCGTGATGCGGTTCGGCGACACGGATGCCAAAAATGCGGATTTCTTCCCGATGCAGTTTCGCCCTGATACGCGCCCAGAGACGGGTGAGATAACCCTGAGTATCTGACGGGCTGGCTCCTTTCCACTTGCTGTTACGGTATCCCGCTTTGGTTGTGGCGTGATATTTGGATGGCGCTGTGAGTGTGTAAAATTCGCCGACATAGCCGAGGTCATTGCAGATGTTCTCGAAACCTCGAATACGCGTCATCAGCTCGCAACGACGGATCGCAGGGTTGGCGACCGAGCCGTCATATTTTTCAATCAGGCTAATCCGGTTGCCTTCTTCATCCTCAAGCTCAAGTCCCTTGAGAAACTCACGCGTCCGACGCTTTTGCTCGCGCCAGTCGGTTACGCAGTTCTTACTCGCATAGACATGTTTTTTCTTGCTGACGTTACCGATAGCAATTTGCAGATGTTCGCGCCACTCAGAAGCAACACGACGCAAACGGCCACGCCACCATGTTTCAGTAAACATGCGGATCACAGCAGGAGCAATATCATTTTTGTTGAAAAATTTCTTTGCCACTCGCTCCCAGTGAGGAGGGGTAACATTGAATTGTTGAGAGATAAAACCGGCGTGCATGTACCAGGTATAAAGCGTTTTGAGCTCACCAGACCCGGCGTCGTCGATATTAGCCAGCTCCGAGCGGATGAAATTAGCAATGTCACCGGCCAGCATGTCGATATCAGCACGCGACATATCCGGTAGTCGGTTAAATCTGGCAATCATATTCACCATACGTGACGCCAGATATTGCATTAACTGAGTATCAAAACGGCCACCGAAAACAGCGGCAGACACGTCGCTTTTAATGCCGGTACATTCATATTTTTTTGCGACCAGTTCGAGACGTGGCAATGCCTTTTTGCAGAAGCTGATTAAAAAGGCATTGGCTCGTTCACTGCCCTGCGCTTGCTCCAGTACGGTAGCCGTGCGGTTAACCTCAAATCGCACACACTCTGGCTGATGGGCAAGCGCCTTACGCGCATGCAGCAAAGCCGCGAACATCTTATCGCGGCGGTATTCCTGAGCGTAGGTGAGATAGGGGCTGGCTATTGCCTGTTTAGGGGCATTCCACGCATAAACGAATTTGATCATGCGATGATTAACTCCAGTTGATACGGAGTCAGCCCTTTCGACTGCCACTCTGAAATTGACGGTGGCAATACTGCCTCAACGGTATTTTTGAGAATGGCGCAGCGGCGTTTCAGTATTACTGCTTTGAGCTCGGCATCTGAGAGATTTCTTGCATAATCGGCGTCACGAATGACCTTTGTGAGCTCGGGATATTTAACCTCGAATTTTGGAACGTTACAGGCAAGGTTGGTGCTGTCCGCTGTCGAAAGTGGATAGTTCCCCAGCACGCGCCCATCGAGCATTCGCAACCCATGTATTTGAGTTGAAAAGTTGTGTTTGCAGTAAATAGTTTCAAACGCTTCCGTCATCCGGCGGTGCCAGAGCTGGGTTCTGATAGTGGCGTACTCACCTGATGAGCCAAAGCATACTCGCGGCCACTCCCGGCAAAGCTCAATCAGACGGTGCAGCGATTCATGTAAATGCCACACTGGCGCAGCCTTTTCTTTGAAACAGCGTGGTAGCTTCGCGATAAGTGCGTCGTTATCAGTTTCACCACCTTCAACCACATCAGGGATAACAAAAAAGGTGAGTTTGGGATGGTGATAATGGGGAATAAGCCATTGATAGAATTGCTGCCAGTCAATAACAAGGCCGCGCTTCCAGGCCGAAAATGCCCCGTTATCAATGGCAACAGAGAGAGCGTATTTTACTGATGCAGCCAGCTGGTCAGGGCGTGCATAAGATACGAATGCGCCAGCACCGTTTACCGCAATCCGATGAACGTTACCGGCGTCACCCCAGACGGGCGTTCCGTGGTAGTGGATAACCTCAGACACGCTTTCGCCCATCACACGCCCCTGTAATGTTTAGATTTGAGCTCATTGATTTGCTGGCAGGTCACGCAAAACACCACACCCGAGATTGCTACACGGCGAGCTTCAGGAATGGGTGCATCACAGTCTTCGCAAAGGAAACGAGACGGAGTAACGATACGGTTGCGTGCGTTGCTAATGTGTCGCTCGCGGTCTTCCTGCTCGCGCTGTTGTGCTAAATCCATTGCGTCGGCCATTAGTGCAACTCCTGTGATTCGTTCTCAAAGCGGCAGGCTTCACGGCGCAGCAATTCGGCGGCCTCTGTGCCGTTCATACCCTCTTTGGTGATGTGGATAGCCAGCGCCTCAAGGCGGAATGAAACAGCGAGGGCCCGGTTTTTGCGTTCTTCTTTTCTGGCATCTGTCAACAATACGGCCAGCGCATCGCTGTCAGTTTTAAAACTACGGGATTGGGTATTACGCATAAGTAACTCTCCTGATTTCGGGCAATAAAATGCCCGGCGGGTTTACGCCATTTAATAAGGTTGATGAATTAGCTGTAGCCGATCACTCTGACTGGTTTTTCTTTAAGCTGGGTTACCATTTCAGCCTGCAGATTTAGGCGAAACTCTTTGCAGCAATCCCAAGTTGGATCAACACGGAAAACTGCCCCGTCACGAGTTTTAATTTCGAAACCATCTTCCATATTTGGAATAACAGCTCCGAGAATAATTCTAAGTTCATCACGTGACATGATTCCCTCCCTTTAAAATAAAACGAGCAATACGAATAATTAAATAAATTGGCTGCGCGTTTTTTCTGCTTGTCAGTCCATTTAACAATTCGGACTGATTGCGGCTCGGGTGCCAGCGTTTACCATCCCTCCCCATAATCCAACCGTGGCCGCAGTGCATTGCCGGGCTTTGCTTAACAAGCAGAGATGCAAATGACGGTTCATTTTTCAACATAGCTACCTCATATAAGACCGAATGACGCACCAATACCACTTACGGTATCAACCGCACTTGCCATTGCAGGATTAGCCTGGAGTCGAGCCTGTAGAGCGAGAGCAGAAAGCGAGAGCATACGAATACCGGCATTAACGCTTTCAATCATGGTGCTCTTACGAGCTGGGGTCAGGCGTTCTGTTGAAACTGCGCCGCTTGCCAGTTCGCCGAGTTCACTCATGGCGCGCATGACGTAGGACTGCAATTTGTCTTTCGCCATTTCGTTGACCGGCACACAAGGCAAACAATGAATCTGAGCCAGAAAACCATCGACGAGTGTTGAGTCTTCGGTCAGGTCAGTCAGCAGCCATAACTCTGACGGTGTGAACTGGTGAGGTTGTTCCGGGTTTAACTTGTTACGTAACGTTTGAACATTCATCCCCACACGCTCTGACAGCTTCACCATGTTGTAACGCTGCGCGAAAGCCCGGCACGCTTCGTCGTAGTGGGGATGTTTGGAAACCTGAAAATCAAACATGCTGCATCCTTACAATTCACATAAAGTGAATTAAGCGCCGATGACGAGTTGAAAACGGGAATGACCCAACGCTTTACGTAACTGTTCTTCTTTCCAGCGTGCGTAATAGATACGAATCGGGCCACCTGCTTTCTTAGAGCCTTTACGGATGGTGCGGGGTTCGATTGGTACACAAGGATTGTCGCCGGTTGTCCAACGATAAGCGGTACGTTCAGAAACACCCTCAAGCTCTGCAAACTGCTGCAAAGTAACGATGGGTGCAGGCACTTTGAGGATTGCGATTTCAGAAGCCATGTTGCATGATTCCCTATTAGCCAAAGTTTGCAATTGATATGACTCTGTTTGCCAACACCAGCCATCAATTGCGTGGGTTTAGCCAAAATATATCTCCCAATAGGGAGTTAGTAAATAGGTTTTATCGAAATGAGAATAGATTCTTTAGGATGGAGCAACGTAGCTGTACTCGATCGCATCTGCGAGGCTTATGGATTTTCGCAGAAAATTCAATTAGCTAACCACTTCGATATAGCATCAAGTTCACTGTCAAACAGATACACCCGAGGGGCTATCTCCTATGACTTCGCGGCCCATTGCGCCTTAGAGACAGGCGCTAATCTTCGCTGGTTGCTTACTGGGGAAGGAGAGGCATTCGCGGGAACAGCAGCATCTACTGACGCAAAAAGGGTAGAGATATTCACATTAAGTGAAGAATCACTCAAGAACGATAGTTCAATAAATATTGATAGCCAATTCTTCTCCAAACCACTCGAAGATGGAATCGCAGTTCGATCCGAAGGAAGGATTCATTTTGTCGACAAGCAGGCATCATTATCAGATGGCTTATGGCTGGTCGACATCGAAGGGGCAATAAGTATTCGAGAGTTAACAAAACTCCCAGGTAGAAAACTTCATGTTGCAGGTGGGAAGGTTCCTTTTGAGTGCGGCATTGATGATATTAGAGCGCTGGGCCGGGTGGTGGGTGTTTACAGCGAGGTTAGCTAATGACTGTCCGTAAAAATCCGGTTGGCGGCTGGATATGTGAGCTCTATCCAAACGGGGCAAAAGGAAAGCGTATCAGGAAGAAATTCGCCACTAAAGGCGAAGCGCTGGCCTTTGAACAGTACACCGTGCAAAACCCATGGCAGGAAGAAAGGGAAGACAGACGCACGTTAAAAGAGCTGATTGACGCATGGTTTAGCGCTCACGGCATTACATTAAAAGACGGCCTAAAGCGTCAGTTATCAATGCACCATGCTTTTGAGTGCATGGGCGAACCGCTTGCGCGCGATTTCGATGCCCAGATGTTTTCCCGCTACCGGGAAAAGCGGCTTAAGGGTGAGTATGCACGTTCAAATAGGGTGAAAGAAGTATCGCCTCGCACACTCAATCTTGAGCTGGCCTACTTTCGGGCGGTGTTCAACGAGTTAAACCGCCTCGGTGAATGGAAGGGTGAAAACCCGCTGAAAAACATGCGTCCTTTCCGCATCGAAGAAATGGAAATGGCCTGGCTAACTCAAGACCAGATTGTGCTATTGCTCGAAGAGTGTAAACGGCACGCCCATCCTGATTTAGAAACTGTGGTAAGGGTCTGCCTCG